CCATTGCAAACCAGTAGCCTGACTAGAGGCTGCAGTAAGAACTTGACCATCTGTACCTACAGCAAGACGAGCAACGGTATCGTTTGCAGTAGCAGCAATAATATCGCCCTTAGCATCAACAAGAGATGCTGCAATTTTTGCATCTAACTGAGTCTGAATAGGAGAGGTAACACCATCTACATAGCCCAACTCCGTTGGACTTACTGTGGTCAGGGCGTTATCTGCCAGGTTTCTTGCTTTTGTCATTAGTCAGTTACCTCTTCTGTTGATACTGGAAAGAATTCTTTGGGCGCCATTTTACTCTTTTGTACTCTTTGCAATCATTTCATCATAGGTTGATTTAAGCATTGAGGTGAATTCCCCATTGCCTCTGTCAATAATGGCAAAAGTTTCTGTAATTCCCATTGACTCAATATCTACAAATTTAACATTATCCATTTTACAACTCCGCACTTAATCCTATGTAGCCTGATGTACTGTTGTTATTTCTTAATTCATAAGGTCTGTATTGCGTAAGTCCAGTTAATCCACCACCTGCAAGATAAGCAATAAAACTGCTGGACTTAAAAGAACTGATAGACAATGAAGTCGGTACTGGCGAGTTATTTGTATCGCTAAATTGAACGCTTGAATAATCCACCGCTGTAGGTTTTACACGCATTGGTACTGGTAATTGAACTGCTGCGCCTAAAGCAGTTGTGCTTTCACCAATACCCATACCATAAACTGCATAAGCATCTGTATTAGCAATTCTCCAGTAATACCTTTGGCAAGCAGCCAATTCACCTTGAATAGTTCCACCTGCACGGCTAAATGGTGTGGCTACTGAGCCTACCTCTAGTTGAACGCCAGTGATTTCGTAGTAATCATTGGTTGATGCTGTTCCAGTTGGAGTGAAATAAAATGCCACAGCCAATTCGGTTGCAGATGCTGAAATTGTTCCTGAATAGGTAAATCTTTGCCAAGTAGTTGTAAGTGTCGCACTTTGTGAAATTGGTGTTGCTGAACCAGTAAATCCACTTAATTGGTTTTGGTCTGTACCTGTTCCTGAATATACAAATGCTTGCAATATGCTAGATGTAGCAGAATAATTTGAACCAGAACGAGCATAAAAAGATAAAGTTACTGTTTGACCTGCATAACGAATAGCATTAAAACTTTCAATAGATGAACTGAAAAACAATCCACCAGTTCCTGTTTGTCCGCTGTTTCGCTGAAATCTTGCACAGTATTGAATGTTAGGCAAATTGGTAGTGTCACTCGTTGCTTGACGAGAAATTGTCATTGCTTGATTAGCACCAGTATTCAAGCACCACCTATCTGCTGTATAAGTAATACCTGCGGATGCTGCAACTGATATTGATGTACCTCTTTGCCATATATCCATACCACCATTGATGACTGCGTTCTTACCAGCAGCACTAATTCTGTCGGCCCAAGCAAGACCAGTAGATGCAGAAGACGATGCAATAAGTTCTTGACCATCTGTTCCTACGGCAAGACGGCTGACTGCATCGGCTGCAGTACCAGCAAGTAAATCGCCCTTAGCATTTACTAAGTTTTGGTCTACAGCATTAGCAATAACAAACTCAGAAAAAGTAAGGACTTCTACAACGTCGTTTGCTGCTAGTGCAGTAAGTCCTGTAATAGATGTTCCATTTGTTGCTGTGTAGTCTTGACCACGAACAAGGAGGACACCGTTCATGTAAACTTGTTCTTTTCCTGCTACATACGCAAGGACAGAACCGTTGGCGTCAACGCCAGAGACAGATGTTTCAGAGCCAACAGCAACAAAACGATAACGAGTAAGTGTTGCTACCTGTGGATTTGCTGTTGAAATTGACATTAGGAGATTTCGCTCCCAAATGCGCTAAATGAAAGGGTGGCAGTTGATGCATAGACACGAATTAAATCACCAGCGGCTAATGTTAAACCGAGTGTGAGGGCTGTTGTATCGGAGGCTGCTACTGTTGCGCCGTAGACAATCCAGTGCTTTGCTGTGGTTGAAGCATCTGCTGATGGACGAACTGCAATGCGGTATGTAGCCGCAGAGGAAGCCTGATTGCAAATAGTAATAGTTGAGACCACAGTTGAAGTCAGCGATGGCGCTGTATAAAGTGTGGTTTCTGTTGTTGCGCTTGGATTGCTTTGAGCAAGCACCTTGTAAGTGGTAGGAATTTTCGTTACTCCTTGTCTAATGTGTCACGGCGTTTTAATCCCGCAACTATTGTAGATATGTGACCTGGATGTACTTTATACGTTCGTGCTAGGTCTGATTGCCACACACCTTCGGAAGCAAGTTTACGGATTTCTAGGACCTCTGTGTCGCTTAACTTAGAATTAGGATGGTTTTCTCCAAAGGTGTGACGACCCTTTTTTACCTTATCTTTTACATTATCGTGGGGTGTTCCAGGAAATAAATGCTTTGGATTCACACAAGGAGGATTGTCGCATGTGTGACAAGCATGCCATTTATCAGGCACTGGTCTTCCATCAAGTTCTAAGGATACTCTATGAGAGTATTTCAACTCATTTTCCCAGTAAATAAGTCCGTATCCTGCAGAAGTTTTGCTTCCTGTCCATTCCCAACATTCATCCTCGGACTTCATATCTACATAATCCCAAAATCTTTTAGTAAGGGTATGGTTTTTGCAGAAAATAGAAAAAGCATGATTTCCAGCATTGGTTTGAGCAGGCTCTCCGCACCAACACAAAGGAAGTGGTGTCCCATATTTTTTGTTAATTCTCCAATGAGTTCCGCATAGACCTATAGAACGATACTTATTGGTGCATCCTGAAACAGAGCAACTTTTCATAATAGATAAAAGTTACCCTATGTTGACCCATTGAACTACCCAAAGTTTATGTCCCATAAACTCAATCTGCTTTGTAGCAGAGCGACTCTTTTGGGCAATCTCCAGATACTTCTGGTGGTATGAGAATTTACAGAGGAACATCTTATTATGCCCGATTGCAAATGGGACAAGGGTAGGAAAGTCAGTAAGATATTGGACAAGTCCATCCATGACTCCTAGCCAGTGTGGATGCAGGATATCGTCCAAGATAACGACGCCAGCATCTGCCACATATTTCTCCGCAATCTTCAAATCATTGAGTGTGTGAATCTTTGTGTGACCACCATCAATGGAGAAAAACCGAATAGAGCCTTCAGGAATAATTTCTGCTAACTCTGCCTGTGTTTTACTAGACGTAGAGTCACCTTTAATAATCTGAATGCCTTCTCCACCAAAGGCGTCATACCTATCTATGTAACCTTTAAAGATATCTTGGCGAGCTTTATCTGTTCCGCTAAAATCAAGATTAAGATTCTGGTCTTCAAATATATCAATACCATAAGAAGGCTCTGCCTTATCAAGCATTGCTCGCAGTAACAAGAAGAAACGGCCCATATAAACGCCAAGTTCTGCTACTCCACCTTCTTTGTTCCACTCTACGTCTTTGAGTATCCGCAAAAATTCTGGAAGGTCTGAAAGTACCCATCCAGGAACGGATTTAAATCCTTCGTTTAAAAATTTATCAAACGGATTATTTTCTGTTGCAGATTCATATGGGATATTTAATCTATCCATATTGGCTTTAATTGCATTGCGATAAAGGTCAGGAAGATTTTGTTGAATGAGTGTTTGGAAAATTTGTGCGCTCTCATCTTGGCGACCAACCCACCATGCAGCAACTGCCTTTTGAAATGGAAGAACAAAATCTCCTGCATAATCTACGTCAATAGGAAGTGGAAAAAATATAGATGGAAGATTTTGAATTCCAACTTCTGCAGCAGTATAAGCTTCTTGCCATTTTTGATTGCGTTCATAATAACGAGAAAGTAAGAACCACGCCTCTGGTCTTTTTGGACTGTAAGCAATTGCCTTTTCCATAAGATTGCGAACAGTATTTTCTCTACCAGTTTGATTCTCAAAACATTGCGATGCTTTTAGCAAAGATGCGTACACATATTCACCGTGAGTGTAATACCCATACTCTGCTGTTCGGAGGTAAAAAGAAACAGCAGATGCAGTTTGTCCAAGGCGGTGGTACTCGTTAGCAATACGAAGACTTAATACTGGATTAAAAGGGTCTTTAGAGAGCGCAAAGATTAAATCCGTTATGTTGTTATACTCCTGCACGAAGCGCCTCCTCAATCATTTCATTGACCATTGCATTGGGCATTTCTAATGCAAATGCAGCGTTATCTTGAAAACCAAATGTCACTAACAAATTGTCTTTAACAATAGCAGCACCACACACAAATTCAATTTGTCCATCTAAGAATGACAACGAATCAGAAAGTCCAATTAACTTAAAATCCTTATCCCATACGCATAGGCGATGACGATACGTTCCATTTTTCTGTTTTAAATAGTTTTTGTACAAAACAACTTCATGCGTAATAGCAATGTAGTAATCTCCCCATTTAAGTACTTGAGAACCACCACGTTGGTCAGTAGGGGATTGAATGCCTTCTACAACAGATAGCTGTTGAGAATCTCCCGTTGTAGGGTCAGCTTCAACAATTTCCGTAGGAGATGTCCACTTTACATATTGATATGGGCGGTCAAGTATTGGCATCCAATTTTTCTCACAATAAGACTCTTTATTAATTGGCGCTTCAATACGAACTCTAGATATTTCTTTTGCAGTAAAAGCTTTCTTATCAATCTCTAGTTCCTGCAACTCCATACGACCAACGCCGTTAGTAGTAGTGTCACGACGAACTCCAGTGCCATAATATTTTCCATTCCATTTAACTAAACGAGCATCTTCCATACCTACAAATGTCCATATAGGAGTAACGTCTAATTGTGAGGTATCAATTTTTGTAAAATTAGTAATGTTGTAATCGTCATCAAGACGGCATAAGTAATTAGTTGTTACTAAACGTTGGTCTTTTTCAGGATGTAGATATGACAACGGTCCCCAAATACTAGGGAAACGTTGGTCATTTTCTGAGTGATAAAGAGTGTAATTAATATGGCGAAGTATTAAAAGTAATTCACCATCGTCATCTACAAATGGGGAAGGATTCATCAATCCAGTTCCACCTGTTACGGTTGCTGGAATAATAAGGGGCCGTAATTTTCCGCCTTGTTGTACCGATTTTTGCACCAAATTCATACTGACAACCTACCCTACATTCCTCCAAATAACAGCACAGTTGTAGTTGGGTCTGCAGCAGTTGTTCCTGTTGTACCCTGAACACCCGTAGTTCCTTGGAAACCTTGAATACCTTGTGGGCTTTGAATACCTTGAGTTCCTTGAGGTCCTTGGGTACCAGTGGTTCCTTGAGAACCTGTAGAACCTGTAGTTCCCTGACTACCAGTAGTACCTGTGGTTCCCTGTGCTCCTGTTGAGCCCGTTGTTCCTTGAGAACCTGTAGTTCCCTGAGTTCCCGTTGAGCCTTGAGTACCAGTAGTTCCCTGAGTACCTGTAGAACCTGTTGTGCCTTGTGAACCCGTAGTTCCTTGCACGCCCTGAGACCCAGTAGTACCTGTTGCACCTTGTACACCAGTGTCACCTGTAGAACCTTGAGTTCCTGTACTTCCCTGTGTACCAGTAGAGCCTTGCACACCTTGCGCTCCTGTGGTGCCTTGCGAACCAGTTGAACCAATTGTTCCTTGTGCACCTTGCAGACCAGTAGTAAAAAGAATTAAGTCAATGTTTTCATTGTTAGAAAAAGAATCATTGCCCGTACCACCATCGCCTGTAGTTGATACAGGGATTTTTACATAACTATTTGATATTACAGTGACAGCACCAGTTACTTGATAAGTAATGTATTGATTTGAGTCTGTTTGTTTTTGAATAATAAGATTGTCGTACTGTTTAATAAGCGCCAAAAATACGTCAACGTCAAATCCAAGTTGAGTAAGATGATTTACATAAAGGTATGTTGCAGATTTTTGCGTTGCATTATTCCAACGCAAATAACCGTTAGATGGTTGTGAATCTGTCTGGTTTGTTGTATCTGCTCTGTAGGCATAATTAGTAGAAGACGTACCAGAGGTACCAGTAGTACCTTGGTTACCTGTTATGCCCTGAGTTCCTTGGATTCCTTGCGAACCAGTTGAACCTGTTGTACCTTGGCTACCAGTTGTTCCTTGGGTACCAATTGTTCCTTGAATTCCAGTTGTACCTTGAGAACCAGTTGTTCCTTGTGCTCCAGTAGAGCCTGTGGTTCCTTGCGAACCTGTATCTCCTGTGGCTCCCTGAGTACCAGTAGTTCCAGTTGTACCCTGAGAACCCGTTGTACCTATAGTTCCCTGAGCACCTTGAATACCTGTTGACCCTTGCGTACCAGTAGAGCCAGTAGTTCCTTGAGAACCTGTAGTTCCTTGAGTACCTTGCGACCCAGTTGAACCAAGATTTCCTTGTGTGCCTGTAGCGCCTTGGGAACCTGTAGTTCCTTGTGTACCTTGAGTTCCTTGTGCTCCAGTAGTGCCTTGAACTGTTGGTACTGATACATCAATGGTGTCATCCATTGACTGGTAGGTAAATGTAATGTTTTGTAAATCGCCGCTATTTAAAGCGGTAGCAACTCTTTGATTTGTGTAGTAAAGATTTTGAATACCTTCTGATAAATCATCAGTAGAGGTAAGAGCGTTGTTCTGAATTGCATCAGTTACATCTTGAAGCGATGCACCAGAATCTTCCCAAGTCGTGCCATTAAAGATTCTGATTTTTTCAGAAACTGTATTGTAGTAAGCATCTCCAGCGTTTACACCCGTAGGGTCAGCAGACATGGCTAATAAGCCAAGTGGAACTAAAACCCTACGGGCCATACTGCTGTACTCCTAACTCAGTAGTTCGGTTAGGCCTTTACTACAACTCTGTATGACTTAGTAGTGATTGGCGCAACCGCAAATCCAATTGTTGCTGTTGATGTTGTTAAGTATGTGATATCTGTAACAACTTCCATTGCTGTAGAGGTATCGTATACCGCTACGATGATATCAGTTGTGCCAAGGTTGTGTGTAATGGTAAACGCTGTAGTTCCAGTAACTCCACCATCTGTTGATGTTCCAGTGATGGTTGTTGCATAAGTTCCATCTTGTCCAGAAGTACCTTGAGCACCTTGGATAGATTGACCTTGTAGACCTTGGATACCCTGTGTACCCTGTACACCAGTAGCACCATCTAAGTTTACTGACCATGCTGAGTAAGTTCCAGAACCAACTTTGTCATTGACAACTGCAACAAGTGAACCAGTTCCAGAGTTGTAAGATGAAACTGTGGCAGACATGTGGTTGCTGACATCGTATGCAATAACAATGTCTTGACCAACTGAATAACTTAAACCTGTCTCAACAGTAAGCGTTTTAGTTCCACTAGCAGAAATTGTTAGTTCTGTTGTAGAAGTGGTTTTGTAACGGTCTGAGTTTCCTTCAGTACCTTGTGTACCTTGGATTCCCTGCTCACCCTGTGTACCCTGAGCGCCTTGAATACCAGTTTCTCCCTGAAGACCCTGAGCACCTTCATAGCCCTGTACGCCTTGTTCGCCTTGAACTCCTTGAGCGCCTTGTAAACCAGTCTCACCTTGAATACCTTGAATTCCTTGCTCGCCTTGCACACCTTGTGTGCCTTGCTCGCCTTGTAAGCCTTGTGTACCTTGGGTTCCTTGCTCACCTTGGGTTCCTTGAATACCCTGCTCGCCTTGAACGCCCTGTGTACCCTGCTCACCTTGGGTTCCTTGAGTACCTTGAGTTCCTGTTTCACCTTGAACTCCCTGAGTACCAATTTCACCCTGTACTCCCTGAGTACCCTGCTCGCCTTGAGTTCCTTGAGTGCCTTGAGTTCCTTGCTCACCTTGCACACCCTGTGCACCAACGTCACCAGTGCGGGCAAAAGTAATCAGTACTGCATCATTGTCAGTTAATGTTCCAGAACCAGATAGGTATGTAACATCAATATCAAAGTATGTCGCTTGGTCAACCATTGAGTTAATTGCATACATTGCAAATACTGCAGGGTTTGACTTCTTAGAAATCTTTACATGGCCCTTGATGGCTGATGTTGAATCATCAATAGTCTGTAGGTATGAGTGAATGTCTACGTTTGCAGCATTAATGTCATCAATTAAGAAATGAGTTGCAGATGCTGGAGCAGCATTAAGGCGAATATATGTATCACCTGGGTCAGCCACAGTTGTTGTGTCATCATAAACATACTCAACTGTTACACCGCCAAATGAACCTTCAGCACCCTGGATACCAGTTTCACCTTGCGTACCTTGTACACCCTGTTCGCCTTGTACTCCCTGAATGCCTTGCTCACCCTGAACGCCCTGAGTTCCCGTTTCACCCTGTACACCCTGAATACCTTGTGTACCAGTTTCACCTTGAACTCCCTGAGTTCCTGTTTCGCCTTGTACACCTTGGGTTCCTGTTTCTCCCTGAGTACCTGTAGTTCCTTGAGTTCCATCAAAGCCTTGAATACCTTGTGTACCTTGTTCTCCTTGTACGCCTTGTGTACCAGTTTCTCCTTGTACACCCTGTGTACCTTGAGTTCCTGTCTCACCTTGTACGCCTTGGGTTCCAGTTTCTCCCTGAACTCCCTGGGTTCCTGTCTCTCCTTGAATACCAGTTTCACCCTGTGTACCTTGAATACCTTGAGCACCAATATCACCTGTACGAGCAAATGTTACAAGAACATCGCTGCCATCTGGAATATCGCCACTGCCTGAAAGTGGTGTTACATCAATGTTGTACCAACCTGAGTTATCAACCATTGAGTTGATTGCCCAAATGCCAAATACGGCTGGGTTGGTCTTAACAGAAATCTTTACGTGACCCTTAATTGTTGAACTAGAGTCATCAATTGTTTGTAGATAAGAAGCAATATCAGTTGCATTGATATCTTCTTGGTCAATAGCAATATGTGTAGAGTTTGAAGTATCTGCAGTATTAAAACGAATGGTTCCTGAACCAGGGTCTGCCATTGTTGTGCTTGCATTTGTTTCGTACTCAACTGTTACGCCACCAAATGAACCATCGGCTCCTTGAAGACCTGTCTCACCTTGGAGACCTTGTGTTCCTTCGTATCCTTGAACACCTTGTTCGCCCTGTAAACCTTGAACACCTTGTGTACCAACTTCACCCTGAATACCTTGGGTACCTGTTTCACCTTGTGAACCAGTTGTACCCTGTGCACCTTGTGCAGCAAGAAGTGTCCAATACGCTCCTTCTGAAGGAGTGTCTCCAGTATTTCCGCCGTGAGCATCAATACGGTACCAAGTCTGTCCCCCGTATGTTGCTACATCACCAACTGCATACGAAGTTCCAATACCATAAGCACCAGTGAAGTTCCAAAGTGCATCTGTACCATCAGCACCTTGAATACCAGTCTCACCTTGAATACCTTGAGTACCTGTTTCACCTTGAGTACCGTTACTTCCATTGTAACCTTGTGCACCTTCTGCACCTTGTGTACCAGTAGAACCTTGAGTACCAGTCTGTCCTTGAGTTCCTTGCACACCTTGTGTGCCTTGAATGCCCTGTGTTCCCTGGGAACCTTGCACACCTTGATTAGATGTAATCCAAGCGATACCGTTCCATGTCTTTAATACATGGTCAGTTGTGTCATAGTAAATCTGACCTTCAACTGGAGACGCTGGAGCATTAGAAGAGGAAAGGTTTTGAATTCGGGCATTCTGTAATTCAAGTTTGCCTAAATCAATTGGTGTTAAAAACTTACGTGCCATAATTCTATCTCCTTAAGATAGGTACGCTGTGCCGCTAAAGGCAGTACTAAATGTTGCGGTTAAGGAGTCCAAATTAGTGTACGAAAGTTCACCCTCTACGATGTTCCCTGCTGAGTCTACAACAGTTACGTTGGGATGAAATCCTAAATTATGAGTAATTAACCACGAACTACTCGCGGACCCTTGTGTGTGGATATAAGAGACACGAGCAGTAGTAAAGTAAAGATTTGTAACACCTTCAGATAAATCATCTGTGCTTCCCAAAGCAGCGCTTTGAATAGCATCAGAAATGTCTTGAAGGGTTGCTCCTCCGCCTGCAGTTCCCTGCAAACCTTGGATACCTTGCGCTCCACCTCCAGGACCAATAAGTCCTTGAGTTCCTTGGATTCCTTGCGAACCTGAACCCGTTGCTCCTTGAGTACCTTGTGGTCCTCGTGCTCCGCCTTGTCCAGGAAGAACTTGAATTGTGATGCCTTGAGTTCCGCAAGTACATGTACCTACGCAACCGCAGTCCATTGTGTAATTAGAAACTTTTGCCATTAATCAGTCACCTGTCGTGTGCAGAATACAGCGCCTCGCATATAGGTCTGTTGATACGTTGGGTCAGACTCTGTTGTTCCTTGAATATCCCAATACGCACGTTCTGGTAAAGATGCAGTTTGTTCTGGCGTTAAAGATATTTTCACTTTGTCAGTATCCGTTTGTTCTGTAGCAAATGTTGCAGCAACTGTTGGGTCGCCATAGTTTACACGAATTTGTGATTTAAATGTGTAATCAGTTACATCAAATGGGAAATCTAATGTTACTTCAAATGAGTCACCTTCATACATTGTTAAATCATATGTAGGAACATCTGATGGAGAAATAGCAGAACCATAACTAGGAATAGGAATGATGGCACGACGTGGCATAGAGCGGTCATCAACTTCCATAGGAAGATAAACAGGAACGTAACGATTAGTTGTCTTTGAAATTCGGCGCAATGAGAATACGTCAATTTTGTAAAGACCAATACCAAGTTGTGAACAGAGTTCACGATACTGTTGTTTACGCACTTCAATCATTTGCATTAACTGACGGTACCGTTCAGAACGTGGAATGTTTACACCGTCTGGTGCTTGAATATCAATATCAAAAGAAGCATCTGTGGCTAAAGTATAAAGAGCCAAACTAGAGGCATAAACAACTACTGGATATTCTTCAATACCAGGAAGAGTTGCTAATGTATATCCACGCCCATACCCATCTGCGTGGTTTGCTACATGTTGCCCAAAAGCAGTATCTATGTACTCACATACTTCGGCGTTTGTAAAATAACGGAAGTATGTTCCAGAAACAGTAATTATGTGACCAGCAGTTGGCACAATATCAAAAGTTAAATAGCCAGTTGTTTCTTCTACAGTTGCATCCTCAGAAACATCTGCACCAGAATCTAAAACAATTAGACCTTCTCCATCTAAAGGAGAGTAAGGTATAAGAAAACGATTAGTGGTTCCGTCTGCTGTAAATTGGTAAACGAAGGATTTTCCCATATCGCCTAGTTCAGACCTTAAACGGTCTGCAAGACTAGAAAGTGTAGCCACGTAACCTCCGAAAACTATTTGGAACAATCATCTCAAATATATACGCCAAAAAAAGGTCCAACCCCCAACTGGGAGGAGGGCGGGAACCAGTTGAGGGTCGGACTACTGCTGACGGCTTAGTTAGGCCGCCAAATATATCCTAGTTGTTCTAGATAATTAGCGAGATGTCCTGGTACTCGGTATTTAACTCCAGCTTTAAAACTGTAGTGATTTCCGACTCCGTAAGTCATGTCATCAATGTCTGTAATTGTGCGGATAATAACTGTGTCATTAGCCGTTGTTACACCAACATTTTCAATTTCATCTAAAACAATTGGAGCATCTGGTTTCTTTGGGTCAAAGATTTGTGTTTCCAGTTGTTCTGCCTCAACTTGTGCCGCAAGTGAAATCTCATCTTGACGGTCTTTTAATGCTTTTGCATTTTTCTTAGCAGCTGCTTCTGCAGCACGCCCTGTTGCGTCCAATGGACTTGTTTGTGTATTTGCCACGGTGTATTTCTCCTAAAGTAGTTTTTTAAATGTGTGTAGTGGCTGGGGGACCAGGAAGGAGTAGGTCCCCCAGACAACTACAGAGTCTTAGTTTGTGTAAACCTTGACGATAGCCTGGTCGGTGATTACACCGAGACCCCAGATTGCGTACCATGCAAGAGCGTGCTCACGACCGAAGTCAAGAACGCCACCGTCACGGAGTTCAACTGGAAGAGAGATTGCGTGACCAAATGCGTTGTCACCAATCATGATTGATTCGTAAACTTCAGCACCGTT